ATTAATTTTTTCAAAGTTATTATTGGACAATTTATTTAATAATTTTCTAATATTATTATTATGTATTTCTAAATCGGTTTTATTATTTTGTAATTTTATTCTATTAATATTATAGCTTGTTTCTTCACAAACAATATTTTTAGAGTCTTTAGAGTCTTTAGAGTCTTTAGAGTCTTTATTTAAAAATTTTGATTTACTATAATTTTTATAATTATTTCTGTTGTTATTGTTATTGTTATTGTTATTATTATTATTATTATTATTAGTATTATTATTATTATTATTGTTATGATTATTGTGATTATTATTATAAGACTTTTTATTTATTTTTTTTATGCTATTTAATATGTTAATTAAATAAGTTTGTGTTTCATCGTCCAATATTAACAAATTATTAGTTTTCATATTATCAATTATATTATTAATATCTTTTAGACCATAATTAATCATATATAATAATATTGTTTAATATTTATTGTTTAATATTTATTGTTTAATATTTATTAAGTTATAGTTATATAAAATTAATAATTTTAATTAATTATAGAAAATGGATGTATATTCTTTATTATTTGGAAATTCAAGAAATTTAAGATTAAAATCAGAATCAATAGATGACTATAATAATAATTTTAAATTGCCCATCGAATATTTGGATGATAAAAATATATTGAACGATTGTATAATAAATGATTTAGAACTAAAAGAATATAAATCACAAAATAACCCAAATATTGATACAGATACAAAAGATATAATTGATTCTGATATCAGTAATAACAATAATAAAGAAAATTTATATTATTGTTTATTAAATCCAGAAAATATATTTGAAAAAAACATAGTAAATAAATGGTCAAAATATTATACAAGCAATAAAGATTTTTTACTGGAATCGCAGAATTTATTGAAACATTATAAACCAAATATAGATTTTGTAAATATAGAAGCAAAAGACATTAGTAATAATTCACTAGATATTAGTTTAGAAGAAAGTATTTTAAATAATTGTGAAAATATTATATACGATAATGGTTTCATTGAAAAATATCAATATTTTGAATTACCATTTTTTTCAAATTACAATAATAATTCAAGTGTGTTAACTGGTTTATCTGTATATAATTTAGCAGCACCAGCATTTAGTCTAATTTTACCAATAATAAGTATGATTATACCTTTTTTTATAATAAAATTACAGGGTTATGATGTAACATTAGAAAGTTATATAAGTCATTTAAAAATTGTTCTTCAAAACCATGTAATAGGACAATTATTTACAAATTTTTCTGAAGCTTCTTTTTCTACAAAAATATATTTAATATTAAGTGTATTTTTTTATGGATTTCAAATATATCAAAATGTATTTAGTTGTATAAAATATTTCAAAAACATAAAATTAATACATAGTACTTTATTTGAAGTAAGGAAATATTTGAAAAATAGTATAAAACGATTTTCTAATTTATTAAAATATACGAATGATTTTAAAAGTTATACTAATTTTAATGACACAGTTAATAAAAACAATATTATTTTGACAGACTATTATAATCAATTAGAAAAAATAAATGATTACAGTTTTAATACAAAAAAGATAATGGAACTTGGTAATTTATTAAAATCATTTTATCAATTAAATAATGATGATGATTTAATTAATTCATTATATTTTTCATTTAATTGTAATGGTTATATTGATAATATAGTGAAAATACAAAAGTTAGTAAAAAATAATAAAATTAATTATTGCAAGTTTGCATGTAATAATGAAAATACTGTTTTTAAAAATAGTTATTATGGAAATTTAATTAATAATGAAAAAATTGTAAAAAATTCTTATGATTTATCAAAAAATATGATTTTAACTGGTCCAAATGCAGCAGGAAAGACGACGTTATTGAAGTCTTCAATATTTAATATAATATTATGTCAGCAGTTTGGGTGTGGATTTTTTGAAGAAGCAACTATAAATTTGTATGATTATATACATTGTTATATAAATATACCAGATACATCTAATCGCGATAGTTTATTTCAAGCAGAAGCACGTCAATGTAAAAAAATATTAGAATTAATAGAAGATAATTCAGATAAAAGACATTTTTGTGTATTTGATGAATTATATAGTGGTACTAATCCAGACGAAGCAGTAATTAGTGCATTTAATTATTTAAAACATTTAGATATATTTAATAATTTAGATTATATATTAACAACGCACTATAATAAACTTTGTAAAAAATTAGAAAAATCAAAAAGTAATGTAACAAATTATTGTATGACTATTAAACAAAATGATTCAAAAAGTGATTTTGAATATACTTATAAACTAAAAAAAGGAATAAGTAAAGTTAAGGGCGGTATAAAAGTATTAAAAGATTTGAATTATCCAAAAGAAATAATAAATGATTTTTAAAACTAAATATTAAATATATAATTTTCGTAAAACATAATTTAAAATAATATTAATAAAAAATAATAATATGAATATGTTGATTAATTTTATTGATACTGGATTTATAATAACTTTAGGCATTTTAATTTTAGTAACCGGTGCTGTAATGTTATATTGCTACAGAAGACTAAATTTATTAGAAAATAGTGTAATAGAACATGGTAAAATTTTACAAAATTTTATAATGAATTATAATAATAATCAAATAAATAATCAAATAAATAATCAAATGAATAATATAGGAATTCCAGATTTTTCTTTAACACAAGAAAATAATGAATCCAATGAATACAATGAAAATATTGAAATAAGTAACACATATAATGAAGAATTAAATAGTAGTAAAATCGCTGTATCAGATGAGGACGATGATGAGGACGATGAAGAGGACGATGAAGAGGACGATGAAGAGGACGATGAAGAGGACGATGAAGAGGACAATGAAGAGGACGACGATGATGATGACGATAGCGACAATGATGATAATGAAGACGATAATATTAAAAAATTAGATATAACTTCATTTGAAATTGAAGATAATGGTTTGCAAATAGAATCAATAGATAATAAAACCAATACAATAGAAGATGATTTTTTAAATAATGTTCCTATTAATCTTGAAAATTTAAATATTGCAAATCTTTCAATGGAATCAAAGTTAATTAATTTAGGAAATGATGACGAAATAGATAATGACAGTGAATCTGTTTCAGTAGTTGGGGAAGTAAAAAAAGGTTTCAGTAAAATGAAAGTAGATGATTTACGAAGTTTGGTTGTTACTAAAAATTTAACAGATAATGAAAACTCACAAAAAATGAAAAAAAATGATTTAATAAAAATGTTGCAATCAAATTAAAAAATTTATTTATAAATATTTATAAATATTTTATATTATAAAATATATAATATAAAATGAGTTGGGGAACTTGTTACAGTGGGTCAAATAATATTCATTTTAATTTTCCAGCATTCATGGATGATGGTAGAAATTTTTCAAATTATGAAGCAGGAGCAACATTGGATAATATTATTAAAAAAAAAGAAAATATTACAAATAATAGTGATTATCGCCGTTATTTACAAAAAAATGCAGATTCCATTATAAAAAATAATCAATTAAATGCTTGTGAACAATGCGGAACTTGTCCATACATAAATAATGATACCAATATGCAACAATTAAATGGAAGCCCATATATTTTTAATTCTATTTTATCAAATGACCAACCTTATGGATATGAAAACAGTGATTTAAAGAATTTATATTTATCAAAACAACAATTAGATGCAAAACTACACGCACCTCGTTTTAAAGTTACTCAACCATTAAATCTTGAAGAAAATAGAAAATAGAAAATAGAAAATAGAAAATAGAAAATAGAAAATAGAAATTTTTAATTTTATATAATATAATAATATTTTATTATATAAAATATGAATGTTTTTGATAGCATTATGTCTCCTTTAGGGAGAGAACATTGTATGATTTTTTATTATATTGGTTTAATAACTTTCTTTTTTGCCATAGCTTCGTTTGTTTTAGGATTAATGTTTGTTTTTAACAAGAAAACAAATACAAAAGGTGGAATGTTTTTATTAAATTCAATAACATTGTTTATAACATATTATTTGTATAGAATAATTTATTCTATGTGTGTTAAAAGTATGTAATATATAAAATTAATATAAAATTAATATTTAAATAAATTTATTTTTAAATATTAATGAAAGTTCTTAGTATTGATGTTGGAATAAAAAATTTAGCTTATATTTTAATTGAACACAATGAAAATGACAGCAATTATAATATAATAGATTGGAATGTTTTAAATTTATGTAATTTTGTTCCAAATTGTTGTAATGAAAAATGCAAATTTAAAGCTAAATTTGGTAAAGAAGATAAATTTTTTTGTAAAAAACATACAAAAAATGAAGCTTATAATATTCCAACTATCAATACTAAAACTTTAACAAAAAAAAATATAAAAGAATTAATCCAAATTTGTGAAGAGCATAATATACTATTAGAAAATAATAGCAAAAAAAGCGAAATAATTAAAGCTATTGAAGATTATATTTCTAATACTTGCTTTGATTTAATAGAAGAACCAAATGCAAATAATGTAAATTTAATAGATTTAGGAATAAATTTAAAAACCGAGTGTAATGAACTTTTAAAAAAAGTTGACATATTTAATGTAGACCAAATAATATTAGAAAATCAAATAAGTCCTTTAGCAAATAGAATGAAAACATTACAAGGAATGATAACACAATTTTTTATTGATAAAGGAAATTACAATATAAAATATATATCAGCAATAAATAAACTAAAG